CACTTCTATTCCGTAAGTTCCACCTACTATATTTTCTGAAGACATATATACTCCATATTGTTATTTAATTTCTTATTATACTCATTACGATAAAATTCAATTAATTAGTTGCTTCTGGCGGTAGATTTGCCATTTGTTCCGGGTTCTTTTTTAGGTTGTCAAAAACCTCATCTTCCGTTGCTCCATACTGCGATAATGGATTTTCTGCTTGTTTTGCTTCTTCTTTTTGTTGACGCATTAAAGCAATTAATCTTTCTTTAGCTGGTAGGTTCATATGTTCAACCACATATTCCGGGTCGGTAACAATACCTAACTGAGCTAATTGTAATATTTTATTTTCTACGAACTGCTTGTTTTCAGGCATCATAGAACCAGCTCTACACCTTATATGCATATCAAAGTCTTTAAATAGTACACCCATGACAGAACGAACTTCTTGATTACCTTCCGGGTCGTAATAAGGAACATTTAAAACTGTAGTACCTAAATTTTTAAACATAGCCATCCACATAGTACCGAGGCATTGTATTGCTTTTTCTACTGCCCTAGACTTATAATCAATCTTAGTTGTACTTGCTTGGCGGTAAATTTGAGCCTGAACACCAGAAGTCACATTACTTGAGTCCTTACCTTGCGTAGCTTTATTTACGCCACTAATCGTTTCAAATACATTTTCTAATTGTTGGTAAAAGTTGAATACATAATTAGGCATTGAAGCTGGTTGTTGCATAGATACTTGCCCAGCACCTCTTTTTCGTATAATCTGTCCCGGCTTGTTTGATATTTGGTCTTGAACATCTGTCGTAGAGTCAACAATCCACATTGGATTGGCTGTCATATGAATATTGTCCATTGTCTGACTAATAACTCTATCCATTGCTAAATTAATTGATTTTAATCTTCGTGGTTCTGGCTTGCCCCAGAATGAGTGTGCTGAACCGCCGTTCTTAATGTTGATAAACGGAAACGGATGGCCAATATGATTCTTCTTATTAAAAAAAGGATACTTAGAACGACCTTCATACAAGAGTACATTATTTGCCATAGCACACATCTTAACTTGTCCGGGTACATAATTTTCATCATCTTCTCTGTATCCACCTCTACTGTATACTTCAATTAATAATGCCCTCTCTTCCAAGCCTTTCATGGCGTGTGTTTTATCCTTAAAGTAATTTGTTTCCTTTTTCTGCGTGTCCGTTACTTGAACGTAACTATCTCCGGCAGTCCCTTGATTCATTTTTAAGGCTTCGTGTTTCGATAAATTACTTTCCGATTGTACGTATTTACCGTTTTCATACATTTCTTTTAATTTCCAAATAGGAGTCGGAGTAGCCACAATACACCAATCCGCATTTTCTAATTTGGTAGCAGAAGGGTTTGTATAAAAATTAAAAGGATCAACAACATCACAATCCGGTAAATCATCGTCTCCATTCCAATGTACTTTTAGTAGACCATTCCCATATACTAAATAATCAAGTAGCCATTCAGACATTAAATTCTGCATATCTCTTATCATCCAGAATTCATCCATAACAGCTTGAGCTGTATCCGCATAGGTTTGAGCTTTTTCATCATTTCCTATTGCGATAACATCAATTCTCGGTGGCCTAGAAGACAATACGGGAATCATTGTATCTATAGCGGACGCAATAAACTCTAAAGTAATTTGATTTTTAAATTCTGGCATATCCATGCCTTCCCAATGGTGTCCCATATATAAAGACTCAGACTCTCGCCATATCTTTTCTGTACTCTCTCTTGCTTTTTTAGCAACAGAAAACATATCATTAACACGGTCAATTGTCTTTTGTTCTTTTTCGCTAGGTTTATATTCTTTATCCATTGAAAAATTTCCTTTGCTCTCTATTTATAAAATAAAAATGGTTAACGTCTTCTTGGTTAATTTTAATATTTAAGGAAAAACACATTGATTTCTTTATTTTATTAAGTTCATTTAATATTTTTCTTTTCATTAGTTTTTTTCGAAACTAGTTTTAATATTTTTACTAACATCTTTAGCAGTATGAATGTCGACCACAACTTGAATCGCTTTAGAAAGCTCATACTGCGTAATTTTATTTTGAGATATGTTATTAAGGTCGTCCGCATTTATTTCCTTTTTTACCCATTTTTTTGTAGCGAGGTTATATTTTTCTACAATCAATTCCTTACTCCAGAATAATCATCATCCATGCGTTTTAATTTATCTAATTCTTTTTGTAGCCACGGTTTTGGCTTTTCCGGTTCATTGGGACTTCCAAGATGCATTAATCCATAGCGTAAAGCATCAACGGCGTGGTCTTCGCCATGCGTATCAAGGTCTTCTGGTCTAGTTTTACTATATGTTTGCATTGGAAATGTTTTTATTAAGTACTTACATTGTGGGAACATTTTAAGCATGGACTCTTTACCTTCCTTTTCATTCCAATCCAAGTATTCTCTTACTACGTTCCATCCGGAAGCACGATCATTATTTGCTCTTACGCACGGAATTCCATTAAAAAGCATTATGTCAGCAATAGACATATGAGAAGGCATAACTCCGTCCGAACGATTTGTATTTTGAGGGTTACGAATCCACATAGAAGGGTCACATATAGTAGCCATATAGTCCTCATCACCACTTAATTCATTTATTTTAGCTATATGACGGTTTAATTCTGTTTCTTTTTCAGCGTGTTCCCTATATATAAAGACATTTCTATCATGGTCAACGGCTACCCATAGGCAAACAAAATAATTACGATACCCATAGTCAATCATTCTATACTTATACCACGATTCCGGTATAGCAAAAGGTTCTACAACATGGTGAGCTTGTCTAAATCTTGTAAAGAACTGGCCTTCGTAAACGTCCCAGTCTCCTTCATACCACATCTTTCGCATTTCTTCCGGTAACGACTTAAGGTAGTTAACATAATCCGGGTCAGTTTCTACTAATGTAGGATTATCTTCAATTTTTGATGGTATAAATATCTTAGTTCTACCGGAGTCCTTATCTTTTACAATTTTATTTCTACCGCCTTCAATAAATCTATCTTTAACCCACGCATGACCTATACTACCGGGATTGGTTGTTAAAAATATTCTAGGTTTTAATGTCTTATCTGAACTTCTACATGAACTAATTAGCCTTAAGTAGTCCATTTCAGTAGGGATAAGTGTTAACTCTTCTATTAATATAGAGCTGTATTCGTGCCCCAAATACTTTGTATAGGCTTGGTCTTCTGATAAGTGACCCGTCCTAAGTTTTGCTCCAGACGGAAATCGAAACTCTGCTGGATTACCCGTTACTTGAACGCCCATTGTCCGATAAAAGAATCTAGCTCTGTCAATCCAATCTCGTAAATCATCATAGTTTCTACGAACAACTAACGCCCTATAACTTGGATTTGTTATATAATCTGGATGGATTAACCAAGCCATACCAGCCATAGTCTTACCGCCTCCCCTTGCCCCTCCAAATAGTATTTCAAATGCGTCCACTTGTAGAGCAAATGTTTGTTGTCCCGGGTGAGGTTTCCAGACTATGTTTTGTTTCATTTACGTTTTTTTTTAAATCCGGTAAGAGGGTTTATAGATAGCTCATCGTACCAATTCATTACTTTTTCTATCTCTTCTTGGTGTTTGGCTTCCAATGCGGTTACCTTATCTTTTAATTCTTTTACATCCATGTGAAGTTGGTCAATTCTATTTTGAGTAGTAATCCAGTAATAAGAAGCCGAAGCGACAAGAAAAAACAAATAAAGCAAAGCACGAATATTAATACGCACGATATAGTTATCAGCAACCCGATCCATTTTAATCGACCTTGCATCTGCTTCCATTTAAGCCTCGGCTGTTTTTTCTTTTATATTATTTTGGGAATCGGCTTTTTGTGTTGTTTCTGTAATTCTTCTTTCCGGAAGGACTATGACTCCGGGGCTTATGTCCCCTTCAATCTTTAATTCAGATGCTTTTAAGCTAGGAGCGATACGGTCTATAAGAATGTTTATAGCTTTTACATGATTCGGATGTTCTTCGTTCATTGCTATATTAAATAATTTTTGTAATAATTCTGGAGTTTTAGGGTGGTTGCGTATCCACTCTCCCCAAGCAGTTGCATTCTTTTTTATAGGAGGTTTTTTAGGCATTAGCTATGAGTGTTATTATAATGTAAATGGTTAGTAAGATGCATATATATACTGTTATTGCTACTATTTCGTGTTTTTTCATTATGTTAATTAGTGGTAAAAGTTAAGCAAAAAGTCTGTCTGAACAAATTAATACCTTACCATGCATGAAATGACCGGTACAATTCCGGATATGGGGGTGGGGGTCTTCGTCTATATATATTGTTCGCTCGTCTGCATACAATATTATTTAAATGCTCTAATTGGCACTTATCTGTCACCTTAAAAGGTTTTCTCCTCGGTTGCTCGAGGGTCTCAAACCCTTACTTGACCGCTTCTCTTCTCGCTACATCGACCACAACAAACAATCTTAAAATCTGCGGGACTTTGTGCGGTCTCGAATGGTACAAAATGAAGGGTAATTTTACACACTTTGCCACTCTAAAATAAATTATTTTACTGTCGTGAACTACCACAAATTAACAATCAGTACTTGACACAAACGCAACAAATGAGTAATTTGTATCATTACATTTTTTGATTATTGAAAATTTATGAATTTTGAACAGCGTTCGAGCTTGTAGCCATGACAGCACTGTAATTCTGAGGCCGTCCCAAGGGACACCGGCCAAAAAGTCTAAGCCCTAAACATGAGGATTAAAACCCTTGCCGGGAAGCAGACTTTAAAAACCTCCTCCATTTAACGAGAGGCGACCCGGGACGCTTTCCCCTTTCCCGGGAAAATTTCATTTCTCAACACAAACGGAGGTCATCCCATGCATAACATAACAACACTAGAAAACAGTAACGTAATTATTACAGTTGGCTTTGATGTCAATTATTCAGAGTACGTAATAAATACTACTAGTAAGAAAGGCATTCAATCCATTGAAGGTTCAGCATATGAAACAGAAAAGCAACCAGCAATAGATACAGCGAACGCCATTTTAAGACAGTTTGCATAAACCACTCAGCCCGGGAGTTATACCGGGCAAGATTTTAATTAACACTAATGGAGGTCATAACATGATACAAAAAAACAACATCCAATACGCAAGAGGTTTATTCGAATCTATTGATTACGCTTTAAAAAACATCGAAGCAAATCGATACGGAGCAAAAAGCACCGCAAGAACTGAAGCCGGATATTTAGCCGAAAAGATAGGCAAATTGTATGATTTGCACTTCGTAGAAAAATAAAAATCGATGATCTATTTGTAAAACCCTAGCACCGAGGGCAAACGGTGCAAAATTTATCTCAACAAATAACAAAATGGAGGTCAAACATGACAACAGTTAAACTAACCGGTAAATTTACAAATCCCGATATTTTAGAGCTTTGGTTAAATACTTCGGGTGCTTGGTTTGAAGAAAATAGAAGTAATTACGAACGCCGACTTTTAGCAGAGAACACAGAGCATATTTATTTAAGCGTTCTAAACTTTGCTAAAAATCATCATAAGACAGACGACATTTACCAAGAAGTTAAATAATAGACCTAGCCCGGAGGCTAAACCGGGCAAAATTTTTCTTAATAATGGAGGTTACAAAATGAACAATACAACGAGTATATATGAAATCTATAAAAACATGGAACCTAAAGAGGGACATAAAAAGACCCTTGATTTCTTATTAGATGTTTTAACTATGGGATTTAGTGCGTCATGGGACAAAGACAAACGCCAAACCCAAATTAAAATATTAGAAAATAAGATTCAAAAATGGTTTGATATAGACAAGACTGATTTTTTCAAGTCTAAAAAATAGTACTTTTGATTCCTAGAAAAAAACCCTAGCCGGGGAGGGCAACCCCGGCAAAAACTTTTCTCAATAAAAACAAAATGGAGGTTTCAAACATGAAGCACTTAAGCGATTACACAGAAAAAGCAACTACCGAACTAATGAAATACAACGGAGCTTTTTTCGCATTCGGAAATAAACAATTCGAAGAGAAGAAACAAGACGGTATTAAATACGTTCATTTGTTCGGCGGTTTGTTATGTCCAAAAGACAACGTAAAAAACGTTTATAACGGACTTGATAAAATACGTTCTGAAGCTGTGGCAAAGGACATAGCAGAAAACGGTTTAAATAAAATAATACATCGAGAGTTTGCAAATTATGAATGTCAAATTTCAATGGATTACACAGACGCTAAAAACTCCCTAGATGATTACCCTATAACAGATGAAGACCTAGCGAGAGAATGGAAAATCTATTTTCAAGACTGTATAGATAACGACTACTTCTAAACAACCGACCCAACCCGGGGGCGAACAATACCGGGTAAAAATTTTTCTTAATAATGGAGGTTAAAAAATGAATCAAAAAATAAACCTTAAATGGTATATAAGTAGATTGGAATTTGTGGCTCGTAATCATAAATCATTGAATAATGATGAAACTTTTAAAGCAGTCATGCGAGATTTGAAAACATTGAATAATTCTAATGTATTTAGGAGCAAATAAACCCTAGCCGGGGAGGGTAACCCCGGCAAAGATTTTTCTTAATAATAATGGAGGTTAACACAATGAAAAAGCAAATCCAAATTGTAGATAAGTATATTGTAGATAATTATTTTTATTTTGATGGTCTTGGTTTAGACCACAGCGAAATAATTATTCAAATTGAAAACAATCAGCATTTATTCAATAGTGCTAGTAATTACGCAGAGAGACACTACGGAGAGGATGCAACACCTTGGGATTTTATCGATTTAGTATAAACCCTACCCGGGAGGGCAAACCCGGGAAGACTTTTCTCAATAAACAAAATGGAGGTTAACACAATGGAAAAAATAACAAGTGGATTAGACCATGTAACAGCTAATCTATATGAACATACTATGTACGGTAAAGATTATATGATTTTATGTTGTTCTCATATTTTAACGAGCTATGGTATTGAATATGATGACTTTGAGCATTTATACGATGAAACAGTCAAGCTATACAATCAATGGCAATATTGGGACGATATAAAAAGTCCTCAAGTTGCTTGGATAGAGTCCTTTAAAATGTTCTTAGAATGGAAAGATAGTAACAAATAACCAAACCGAGCCGGGACGGATTCCCGGCAAAGACTTTTCTCAATAAACAAAATGGAGGTTATAAAATGTATAGCGATATTGAATTAACAAGTGAGGATAAAAAGAAAATAGTATCCGAATTATTACCAATATATGACAAAGTAAAAAAGAAAACTCATATAGAGGAGTATCACAATATTACCTTAGATAATGGATTAGTAGTTGATGGATGGATTAGAAATGCTAGTGGTTGGGAATTAGAGGAAAATGATGGGAAAGTTTGGTGTGCAGTATTCCCTACTTACCTTGATGATGACATTTTAGCTACTGATTCTTGTTATACTCTTTGGGAGTTTGAAATAACCAAAGAACAATAAAACCAAGACCCCGGAGTAATTCCGGGGCAAGACTTTTCTCAACAAAAAAGGAGGTTACAATCATGTCAATAAATGACAAGATAACAACAATAGTTCTTCATTCGTGGACGAATGCGAAACGGTTTGCTTTGATTTTAAAATCAATAGATGATACAATAAATCAAGTAGATAACAACCCTTGTAAATATGATTCAAAAGACCCTTGGGTCTTAGACTTACAGAATTATAGAGATAGGGTCGCAATGGTTCACGATAGAGTAAAAGCTAGGAGTATCACACAATGACAGACCTAGAAAAATACCATGACAAGCTACGGATTGCAGAATATGAATGGCTTGATTACCTAGAAGTACAAAACGAAGGATTGTACAATATGCTAGACCCTAGAGCTAGGCAACTTACAGACCTAGACAAGTCTACCTATATTAAAATCATCAAAAATTATGATGAGCTTTACAAATTCTTCGGAAGTTAATACCAGATAGGGCGGTTATAAATCTTGACCGCCCAAAGATTTTTTTTAATAATAAAATGGAGGTTATGCAATGGAAAATAAATATGTTGTAATTGCTATGTGGGATTCATGCGACCCAAGTGTTTATGGGTTGTTTAAATCTTATAAAAAAGCTAATAAGTTTAGAAAAAAATGGGAGTGGGATGAAAGAGACGAAAATATGTATTTACAGATAGAAAAATTGCAAGGAACTAAACAATAAATACTACTATAAAAAGTCCCCCCTTTTATGGGGGGCAAGATTTTTCTCAATAAAACAAAAGGAGGTTTATAGTGATAAACTATAATACAATACTAGATAGGGCAAAAGCTCTAATAGATGCAATCGAAGATAATAGACGTGAAATGTGGGCAAGTTCTTTAAATAGTTGCCATGAAATTATTTTCTATGAAGAAAGTAATGTAGATGATACCGCACATGATGCTACTGAACCAAATATACATGAATACAAGGGTGTATTTAACCAGATTCAAGAGCTTAAAGAATCTATTAAAGCTACTGAAAAAGCTATTTATGATTCAGAACCTAAAAATCATCCAATATGGAGGGAATTAGGAGTAGACCCTGAATTTGATTGCGGTAAATATATAGATGGTGACAATGACCCAGATGGTGGATGGGAAATATATGAACTGAAATACGATGACGATATAAAAGTATATGTAGAAATACAATTTACCCAAGACAATGGCAGAGACTACTCAGACCCTATAGTTAAAAACTACAAATCTTATAAAGATACTATTAAATGGCTAAGAGATAGAGGTGTAGATGAAGATAATGAATTTACAGATGATTATATGATTGAAGAGTCTCACGGTTTTCAGGAGATAGCACCATTCAATGATGGGTATATCATAAACGAAGAAAAGCTAAAATAACGCTAGGGATCATTTCAAAAAAAGGTAATATGGTACTTGATAGGGTTCGACTCCCTTCTTACCTTCTATCGCATGGAGCGATAAATCTCAACAATAAAATGGAGGGTAAACAAATGTTTACAATTAATCTTAATAACAGTTACAAAGATAAAATCTTATCCGATATTTTAATTACTGCAGTCGAAGGTGGTATTAATTATTGGTGTAATAGTGCTATGGTAATAGATGCTATTTCTCTTAAGGAAATAGATATTAATGTACTAGACATTCCAAGAGTATTTGATTTCGATAAGGATGAAGATGCAGATTACGATAAGCATCTTATTCGATTCAAATTGCACGAACCTATTAAAGATGATGGCAATGTAAATTGGTATATGAGTTATAATGACTTAGTCAAAGGTCTACAAACTTGGTGCGAAAACAATGAAGCATTAAGTCTTGGATTGGACTTTGACAACTTAGACGCTGAAGATTGTGACCAGATAGTGCAGATAGCTCTATTTGGAAAGGTGATATACGGATAATGGCTCATATAGGATGTGAAGTAATTCATGTATGCAGTAATGGATATGAGTATTACTACCACGAAGAGGAACTAATAGAATTAGTTCAAGAGAAAGTAGATGCAGATGAAAGTATGATACGAAAAATGATAGATGAATTATCAAACACAAAAAGCATATCAATAGAATGCGATGAAAATGGAGATACAGTTTATGATGATGGAGATGCTGATGTTATTGCAGATGAAATAAAATTCGAAATGGAGTATGAAGATGAAGAAATAGATAAAGAGGACGAAATCGTATGAGCGAATACAGAACAAGACAGAAGTACATTGAAGAAGAGATTGAAAACGTAGTTCCAATTAGGGCAAACATTACAGAGCAAGATTACTTGCAACTGAAATCTAATGCCATGTTAAAAGGACTAACACTACAACAATACTTTGGACAAGTGCTTCGAAAAGTGGTCACTTCTAATTAAGTGATGAGGAGGTAAAAAAGCCCCTAGCGTAATTGCCGGGGGCTTTTTTTGTTGCCTAGACATTGGCAGTGCGTTTTCATGCATGGCATAACTAGGCCATTACAAGTCATCAGTCAACTTTACTTTTCAGTACTGTTTTCTTTCGCCATTCCTTGCAATTCTTGATACCGTTGTCTAAGTATTGATAATAGTATCTCAAACCTTTCTGGGGATAGGTTTATAAGCATTCCCTTGTAGTTAAATCGATTGTTTTTAGTGTTAACGAGTTCTTTTACCCCTAACACTAATTCAGCGTCTATATACTTATTTAAACATTCTCTCCAATGTGGGTCATCATCGTAATATTGCTTTTCAATCATTATGAGATATGTTTACTTCTACATCTATATCACATTTAGAGCAACTATATATAGATGATATTCCTTCCTTATCATAAATACCAACTTCCTCAAAAGTAAAATCAGCGTTCCATCTTAGCACATGATTACATTGTCCACACAACCACATTAAACGTACTCTCCATCCATCGCTAGGTTATCACCGCAGTCATCACAAGTAAGATTCTCTGGAACATTGTTGTCAGGTTCACACGGCTGATATGTGTAATTAAGATGCTGACAACTTCTTTTAATTTGTAAAAGTTTAATCGAGCAATAAACTAAACCATCCATTACTTCTTCTAATGTTTCTTGTATCATATTTCTAGGGTCATCAATCGAAATACTATCCCCATATTTCCTAGCACCTTCCATCATTCTTTCAGCAATAAGGTCTACTATTTCTTCATTAATGGGTGTATCTATCCCTACCCTTTTCGACATCTTGGACATACTTTATACCTTTTACCTAGTTTAACGTAAGACTTGTAAAACAAGTACAATTTCCTACCATTCCTATATGTTTCTTCCCATCCAATATCACAAACAGAGCATCGATAAACAGATTTATCTGCATTATCTGTTGAGGTGTCCGTAATTAAATTTGCTTCTGGGACTTCCCTATTATTACTTCGTTCAATCGCATCAATAACCCATTGAATCGATTCATTTTTATTATATATAGCCAACAACTTCGCATCCTAACTACCTCCGTTGATTAGTCACACACTCCATCTTCGCATTTAGAAGGAGCAAGTCCTTCATATTCACTAAAGTTTCCCTTGTCAATTCCATGTCGAATCATATTTGTCATCCTTAAGGCGTTATCAACATCATTATGATTTATCCAGCTGTATCTGTTTTCATTTCCATGTAACGATAAAAGTTTTAAGCATTTAAGAAGTATGTCTAAACCTTTATCATCTGTTCTAATATTAATTACTTGTTTTTCTGACATGGTTCTTCCTCCAACTTGGTTATTTTATAAATTGCTCCACGGTCTTCTTTAAATAAGACCCAATCACAAGTTCCCAGAGCCAACCATTTCGGTACTGCTTTACGAACCTTACATTGTATTTTAACTCCATCAGCTAAGATATCAACATCTTCGGCATGGCCTAATGCTAATCCATTAGAACCCCATGCTCTTTTAACGTCCTTATAATTAAGTTTTTTTAGTCGTTCAACACACTCATGTTCAAAACGATTGCCTTTAGCTTTGCTTTTTGATGCCATCATCACCTCCAAAGAATTCTGGGTATCGTTCATATTGCCAAAACCAATTACGATTCCCTTGATTGTTTTTTGCTGTTGTTAATGCTAGTGTAATACTGTTTGTATTTTTATAAGGAACAAAAGCAACTGCATCTTTTGGTGCAAAGTAAACTGCAACCACATCTACCCTTTTGCTTTTTGTGTACTTACCCATCTTAACCTCTATCGAGGTAGCCGTATTCATTGTAGTAATTGTTTTTATTTGTACACGATCAAATTTATTCTGATTGCACTCGACGACTAAATCAACATGGTCTTCATCTGAAATAGGTTTGTAAATACGAGAACCAAAACCTTGCTTAATTAAAGTGCTATAAATAGTAAGCTCTCCAATTAAGCCAATACTGTTAGTAGAGAAGTTCGTTTTAGTACCATGTTGACGCTCCCAATTATCCAGAGCTAGTTCTACTTCGTCTCCCATAATATTTTTAATTAGTTTCATCGCAATGCTCACAAGTTTTTAAAGGAAGTTTGTATTTAGGGAAGTCCTTATATTTTTGAACAGCTTTTGTTTTTGCGGTTGAATACGTCTTTACCATTTCATAAGCGTAATTACATTCCGGGCAGTTAAATACCTCAATACCATCTCCGTTTTTCCAATTATGACTAGCGTTTCTTTTACTAAGTCTATATTGACCCGTTAATTCAAGTATGTAATCAATGATATGTTGCTCTTCCATTAAAATCCCTTTAAAAAGTTTTGTACAGTCTGATAATCAGCATCGTTTTCTAAATCATCATTAATAATAGGTGCTTGTTTCTGAGGTTGGGGATTACGGACTGATTTTTCATGTTCATACATCCGTTTTGTAAATATTTCACCGTTACTGCAAATAGGACAAAGAGTATCTGTACTACCATTTTCGTGGTCACTTTCCTTGTGACATTCAATACAATACATCTTCTTAGAGGTCTTTTTAATGGTAGCTACACTTTTTTTCTGGTGCATCTCATTATTAATAACTTCAATACCCGTGTCCCAAAAGTTCTTTGGGTGGCGGTAGATAAATTTTTTATCCACCTCCCCGGCCTTTACCTTGTCTAAATAAAATTCAATTATATCTGACACTCTTTCTACACTACCAACCTTATATACTGCTTTCTCAACAGCCCCCTTATAGACTCCAAGTTGAACATGATGATTATAGAAGATGTTATCTAGCTTCTTCATTAATTCAATAATATCTGCTTTATTTATTTTTACTTTCTTTAATGTATTCTTATTGTCTTCTTCTAGTGTAGTGTGCCCTGAATGTGCCCCGATTGTGACCGCCGTTAAGACCTCCGGTGTGACCTCCAGTACGCCCTCCGCTGTGACCTCCGTAAGCTCTTTTACTGTCGACAAATGAGTGCCCTCCGTTGTGCCCTCCGTTGTGCCCTCCGGTTCCCCATAGCGTTCCCCGTGCTAGTATAATTGGAAGGGTCTTGATAGTCGTTATATTTACTAATTGTTATAACTAAGCCCCTGAAACTCTTGCGTGTGCGAATCATTTCTTTGTCTTTCAAGAAGTCAATAGCAGAGCGTATTTGTTTATTGGTATATTTGGTTTTGCGGAATCCTTCGTACCAATGTAGACCCTCTGCTATATGGTCGAATGTACCGAACCATTGACCTCTCTTGAATTTCTTGCTGTCAGCAAAATTTGATTTGATTAATAAATGGTCAAAGACTTCTCTTGTGACCGGGGATGCGTGGGCTATATCGCTTTCCATAATCTTTCTAGCTTTGATATAATACCCACCCGGGATTTTATTCTTTTTCCCCAACAATCCCCTCCATTGTCATAAAATTATCTATAGGGATATAGACGCAAGGCTCACGGTCTTGGTCATCCCTCATATTATTCATTCCACCCCACCTCACAGCCGGTTTACCCATGCTGTTTTTACCAATTGAATGATGTTTTCTTACTTCTATGTAGCTAATACAGTTACTATGTCTTATATATAAATAACTTGGTATTGATGTCGCCTCATAAAGGTCTAACATTTTTTTAACTTTATACTGTGCAATCATAAATTCTTTAAATTTTCCATGCTCGTGCCTTCTCCACCTTAATTCTATCCAAGCTACCGGAATGTCATTTAACTCTGCTAAAAAGTCCGCACTATATTTAATAGGCAGTTTATATAATTCTAAATTGTGCTGAGATTTCATCCAATCTTGAAAAGATTGTTCTCTTTCTCTGTCAATACCTTTTTCAAATGTTTGTCTTACCATATAAATAGGGGCGTTAGGTCACAAATAAAAAGCCTAACACCCCTCCATTCCTTCATTTAAAAGGGCAACCCCATGTCTTTCTTAATACCAACTAATAAATTAATGGTATTATCTATCCGAGACACTAAATCAGCCTTATCTTCCCCGTTATTACCAAGTCCAGATACTGTTTCAACTGGGCTTGACAACGGTACTTGTGAAGGTGTAACCTGAGGTACTGCTGTAGGTACGGGCGGTTGTGTTCCTATCACATTGTTAGCAACGGCATCATTAATCGGTGGTTGTTGTATACCAGAACCAAGTGTATCCATGCTCTCACCGTTTATATGGAAAACTCCATATTCCGTCTTTTGAGATGATTTTTTCTCGATACTGATAGTATCTCCGTCCTTAACACCTTTGGCCATGAGTAAATCATGTAGTCCCTTAGATGCTACGAACTTGCATTTATCCCCAACAAAGTATTGAGGCTTATCATAGTTGTCTGGCTTAACAAGTTGTCCGTCACCCCATGTATGTAGTGTTACATTCACGGGAACGTCCATGTTAAACTTCAACTGAGTCCAATCTGACATCGGCAATCTCCTTTTTTAAGTTAAATTGTACTTTAGGATTCCATTTAGACTTTTGCTTATAGCTACCATCTTTTAATTGGTATTTAGCTTGATAAACGCTAAGTACCTTATCCCATAAGTTTGGATTAAGTGATTCAATCTTTAATGAGAAAGTTGGTTTAAGTTTATAAGAGTCCTTAAGGTATAGAACGGCAATGCGTTCAACTTTAAATTCTGGATTTAACTCATTCCAAAGCATTGCATACGCATTACCTTGTAACATATGAGAATCTGATACAGCTCCGGTCTTTATATCTAAAATAGTTCTTTGAGCTAAAGAGCCAAGTTCACATATTTCATCAGCTGTTCCAGCAAAACCGAGTTCCGCTGAATACATTTGA